GGGAGTTTCGGCATTTTGTGTCAGCCTCTCAGAGATACCAGGGTGCGCCGCTGCTCGTCGGCGGGCTCGAGGGGAGGCCGGAGCCATACTTGCTGAAGGCGTCAGACACGCCGGAGGCGACTTGGCCGGCGGCGAGGATGGTGCCGATACCCTTCGCGGTGCGAGCGTTCGCCACGCCCACCTTGCCGCGGTAGGTCAGGTCGTTGGCCTTGACCTGACCCTCTCTGAGGAGATCGCGCTCCTGGACGTTGGCGTCACGCGCCACGTTGCCCATGATGTCGAGGACGGTCGGATCCAGCGCACCGGCGCCGGAGGCAGCTGCTACTGCCTGGCCCCTGCTCTGGATCAGCCTGGCCTCGCGCGCCTTGGCGTCGGCGTTGCGCGTCGAGACTGCCATCTCCTCGGCGGCCATCTTGTTGAGGTTCTTCTGCTCGGCCTTCGCCGCGGCGTAGTTGGCGTTGCCCTGCGCGATCGTGCCGGCCGCAGCGAGACCGCCGCCGACGACACTCGCGCCCGCGGAGATCAGCATCAAAGTCACCGGATCAGCCATTCTTTTCCACCTTCTTCCAGACCCAGATTTCGTGCCCGTCGATTTGCTCGCCGGTGTATCGGAACCCCGCCCTCGAGAGCATTCGCTCGGACGTGTCGAGACCGGCGTCGCGTGTGACAAAGATCTCGGGGATGCCTTCCCGCGCCGCCCAGTCGAGGAGGCGGAGCATGTATCGGTAGATCGCCCTCAGCCTGAAGCCGGGGCGGAAGTCGATGAAGCCCCAGATCTTTCCATCCGTGCCTGTCGTCACGCCGCCCAGGGCGACAGTGCGGTTGCCCTTGCGGGCGGAATAACCTTTGAGCGGCGAGACGACCGGGCGCCCGTAGAAGCGGTAGACCTCGGCGTCGTCGAGATCTCTAACCGCGATCATTGTTCTTCATGGACAGAACGAGGCCGGCGATCGTCGCCGGGTAAGGCGCAGTCACCTGTAGGCAGATCCTTGCGTCGCTGTCCCAGCCGCCGTTGAACGAGGTCGCGTCGTAGTCCCAGGTCGACTGCAGCGTCCCGGCGGCCTGCACCTTGCCCTTGTAGATCGGCGACAGGCTCGTCAGGTTCGAGAAGTCGCGGCCCATCTTGACGCCGTCGGAGACGACATCGAAGCCGACCAGTGCCAGGTGATCTACACGCTTCCTTTGGGTGAGCGCTGTCCCGGCGTTGGATCCATAGGCGAGCTTCACGGACTTGAACTGCGCGGTGTAAGGCAGGCCGATGATCAGGTTCGTCTGCGCGCTCGAGAGCGTGATGGTGCCGCCGACGCTCACGGTGTAGGTCGCAGGCGCGACGGTAAAGCCGCCAGCGCTCGGGCTGAACACGGTCACGGTCTTGCCGGCGAGGTGGGTCAGCCCGGTGACGGAGGTCGTTGGCGATCCGTTCGTCCAGTTGTAGGCGGCGTCGCACAGCCAGCGCTCGGTCGTGCTGTCGGTATTGAGCTTCTCGACATAGCGCTTCGTGGCGCCGTTAATCGTGCGCTGCACGACGAAGTAGACGTCGTCCTTGTTTCCGGTGGGGAGCACGGCAACGCTCTCAACGATGCCGTCGGTGACCAGGCGGCACCATCCAACGACACTGTCGGCGCGATCGTACAGGAGCACCGCCACGGCGCCGTCGTCCTTTACCAGCCAGAGCCTTGTGTCAGGTTGCCGCTGGGCAGCGATCTCTGACACTCCAGGAGAGCACACGTCCTGGTTCAGGCGTGTGAGCTCGCGCGAGCCGTAGTCGTTCGTGTCCACGTCATAGACCAGCTCGAAGACTTTGGTGCGGTTGCGCTGAACATAGACGCCGCCACTGTCTACAGCTGCTGCCTGTATTCCGGCGCTGCCGACGGTCGATGCGTTGCGCGCGGTGAAGGCAGTCGGGGTCAGCGGCTCGTCGAACGAGCTCGAGCGGATCGAGACCTCGGACGAAGCGGTGCCGACGATCAGGCGCTGCAGCGAGAGCATCCACCCGATACCCTCGACCGGGCCGGTGGCGACGGAGCGAACGATCGGGCCGCTGTCGCCCTCGGTCTCGGGGTCGAAATTGTAGAAATCGTCGGAGACGGATCCGTAGACCTTGTCGAGGCCGGCCCACCACAGCCGGCCGTCGTGAAACGTGACGGAGCTCGGCCAGCTCTGGTAGTTCGACCATGCGCCCTGGCGCCAGTCCTCGGTGTAGCTCGTGTTTGCGATGAAGGAAACCACCTCGGCACTGACCGACGTCGGGCTGGTGTAGCCGATGATGCGGAAGGCGCCGACAGTCGTGCCGCCGTCGTAGCTCAAATAGCAAGATGTCGAGCCGGAAAAACCCGAGCCTGGGCGCGAGGACAAACGGTAGTAAACAACATTGCCGTTTGCGGAGCTGGTGGTGGCCCCGAAAACGGTTGTGTCTGGCTGCGCGTCGTTCGTGTTACCGGAAACGCTGGTTGTGTAGTCTTTGACCGTAGTCCAACCTTCCGGCGTCCCGAAGGCGCGCTCGAGCGTGATGGTTCCAGATGATACGAACCCGATGCTGATGACGAAGGTTCGGTCCACGGTGCCCACGCCGGTCACGCGGATGGGGTCGCTGTACTGGTCTTCGCCCGTGAACGTGATTGTCGGGCGCTGTGTTGGGTGCGTGATCTGGAAAACCGACCCAACCATGTTCGCGTTGAAAAAATTATGGTCGGCCGTAATCGTGACGTTGCCGGTGCGCCCGCTCGACTTGAGCTTCACGCGCCTCCCAGAATAGCCGATGTAGGGACCACCCGTCGTAAGATATTTTGCGACGCCCCAGGAGTTCGCGCCGCGGCGTTCGATCTTGTACTGGGGGTAGCCATCGCATGCGACGAACACAACGGAGCCTGATTGCGCGTATCTTATCTTGCCAAGATCGGCCTCCGCCCAGGGCGTCGGAACGAGGAGGTTCGTGTTCTTGACCAGGGTGACGGCCGTCACCGTCTTCTTTGAGGCAAACTCCTGGTTGGCCTCGAGCTCGAGGTACACCGTGCCGACGCCAGGAGTGAAGGCAATGAAGTGGTTTCCCTCGTCGAGGTTCTGGTCGGAGATGATCTCCGAACCGCCGGCGGTGGATCCAATGCGGAAGATGATAGGCCCGCTTGTGACAGTGATCGACACGCAATGGACCTTCGACTGGTCGGCGCCGGAGACAGTCACTGCCTGCCGAGCGCGAGCGTAGGAATACTTCGTGCTGTTCAGCTCGAGGGCGCCGTTGAAACTGACGCTGCCGTTGGTGCTGGTGTCGGACCAGCCGGCGTAATAGGTGCAGTTCGATGTCGCGATCGTGCCGGTCGCTACGGTCGTGACGGTGAACGTATTGGCCGCGGCGCCGGCGACCGTGTACCAGCCACTGAGGGCGCCGCCCGATGTGAACTCTATGTAGACCGCCGTCCCGTTCGTCAGGCCGTGGGAGGTCTTGGTGACGGTGACCGTCGTGCCGCTGCGGGTGTAGGTGGCGGTGACGCCGGTAAGAGTGCCCACGACCGTCGTCGAGTTGGTCACGTAATTGACGAGCGTGTCGCTGTTGCGCACGCGAAGCCCCGAGCTCGAGATCTCGAGGAGCGAGGTGGTGTCAGCGTTGAAAACGAAGGGGATGAGGCGGGTCTTGGTGTCGCCCTGGGTCGAGCTGAGGTAATTCATGCCGGGGCGAATGCCCATCGGGCCCAGCACGGTCGGAATGAAGTTGACCATGCTCTCGGCGGCCATCCGCATCTTCTCGAGGTCGATGCGCGCGAGAGCGGTCAGACCGACCTCGCCGGCGTTCAGGGAGAAGAAAGGAACCTGGGCCCTGGACATCTATCAGTACCCCGTCAGCGGGCCGCGGTCGCGGGTGCTGGATCTGCCGTTCATGGACCTCGCCCAGTTGCCAAGCCGCGGAATGATCTTCGGTTGATCCATCGCGTCCTTGTTCTTCGCCGACGCGAGGGTCTCCTTGTAGGCGAGCCTCAACTTGTCGGCCTTTTCGGCGTTGCCGGTGATCTTCTCGCAGCACTCGGCCGCAAGGTAGGCGCTCGCGACCTCGCAGAACATCGTTGGCCAGCTCGAGATGCTGCCGTCGGCGGCGAGAGTATTCGAGGTGTAACGGATGTAGAGCGTGTCCCAGTTCGAGTAGAACTTGCCGTTCTCGTCCCGATAGGTCGCCTCGGTGTCGAAGAGGGAGTTGGTCGAGATGACGATCGTCCTCACCCAATCGGGCGGCTTCGTGAAGGAGTAACTGAAGCCAGGGATCGCGCCCACCGTCGTGCCCGTGATGCTCGACGTCTTGGCAGCGAAATTCCAAAGGCCTTCCGTGAAGATGAAGGCAAGGCCGTTCACCCAGGCGTCGTCCAGGACATAGCGCGCCTCGACGTCGTCGGATGTCGTGGCCAGGCGGATATCACCGATAGCGCGCAGCGCGTCATTGAAAAGTGAAAGCTTTGTGGCCATCGGTGTCTCCTAATCAGGCGGCGAGTTTCGCGCGGTAGGCGTCGGCAGCCTTCTCCGCAGCTTCGCGGGTCTCGAGCCCCGCCTGCACGATCTGCCCAAGGTGGACGATGCGCCACTTGTCGACCTTGCCAGCGTAGTTGACCTCGACGCCGGCGGGGGCGTCGCGCTTGGTCTGAGCCTCGTCGGGAACGAAATTGCGGAGAACGCGGACACGGGCAAACGTCGCTCCGACCTCGAGCACACGGAGCTCGCAATCGAGGGAATTGTCTTCCGCCAGCACTTCGATGATGGAGCCGGGGCGGAGGCGCTGGGTGTGGTTCACCCAGAACATGGGATCCGTGACATCGTCGATCGTCGTGCCGGGCGGCACCTTCGCGACGAACTGCAGGCGGATGTGGTGGGCGAAATCCAGGTCGATCGGCTTGAGCGGGACCATAGGGTCTCCTGTTGCTGGTTAAGGAAAAAGCGGGGAGCCGAAGCCCCCCGCCTTCTGGTTAGGTGTTCGTCAGAACGATGGCGGTGCCGTCCGAGAGGTCGGCGCCGGTCGATGCGACGGAGAGAACAGCAGACAGCGTGAGGCCCGAGAGGGTCGCACGGGTCGCGAGGCTGTCCCACTGGTAGTAGTAAATCAGGTCGCCCTTCCTCATGCCGCGCGAGAGAGCGTCGGAGATGAAGTTGGCGCCGCGGGCGGTCGAAAAGGCGTCCGTGCCGCTGAGGGCCCAGACCTGGGGGCCGCCCAGGTTGCCTGTGAAGCTCGGCGAGATCAGCCGGAGCTCGGAGGGAGTATAAGCCATAGATCAAATCTCCTCTGGCTTTGATGTTTCGGGGAAAAGGCAGGGCGCCCTCTTTCAAGGGCGCGCTGCTATTAGGTGAACGCGGTCGTGTCGTTGTGAACGACCTTCAGGATGCCAGCGTTCTGCAGGATCTTCGAGCCGTGATACAGCGAATGGCGAGCGTAGGAATAATCGTGCTCGCCATTGTAGCCGATGTCGGTCTTGATGCCGGCAGTGTCGACAGCGTGGCCGATGGCGTTCTTGTGGTAGATGAAGTTGGACGCCGTGGCAGTGCCGACGCCGGGGAGGCGCGGGTGCATGATGTGCGTGCAACCCATCCACTTGAACGGCTGCGGGCCGTCGATGAGCGGCTTCTTGTCGACGTAGTCGACAGACGACAGCTGCGCGAGCTGCACGATGCGGCCGTACATCTTCGGCGTCCAGACGCAAGAGATCTGGCCGTCGTTGTCGACCTGGTTCGCAAACAGGTAGACGAGGATGTCCGTGAAGACGCCGATCGTCAGCGCGGTCAGCGCCGTGCCCGAGTTCCACGCATTGGTCGCGGAGCCCAGAGCGGTCGTGATGTTGTCGTCGATTTCCTTGTTCGCAGCCACCATGCCGCGCATCTGCATGATCCGGCGGCGGTCAGAATGCCCCTGGAAAATGTCGAAGTTGGTCGCGGTCGTGCGGTGGTGCATTTCCTTCAGCGTCACGGTGACCTGGGTGTCGACCTCGTTGGAGGCCGGGATCAGGCCGTCGACGCCGCGCTCCTTCATCGCCTCGGCCTGGCCGGTGACGAGGAAGACAGCGGAGCTGCCCTTCACCATTGCTTCGTTGGTGACGGTGTCGCGGAGGTAGGACTGGCGCTGCTCGAAGGAAGCAACGAACTCGTCCCGGTACAGTACCTGGGCCGGATTAAGTGCCATCTGTAGCACTCCTCTAAATGTGGGTTTCGGAGGGGCGCTTCAGTCGTCGGGTGTCCGTCCATGCGAGATCGGAGCGGTAGCCTTTCGGGGGCTCCACTCGCTGACGGGGCGTTGACTTCTGCTAAGGTTTGGTCGTCGTTTGCAGGGCCGCTGTGCGGGGTGTCTGCTTAACCGGCGCGTCGCACGAGTGCGGACTGGATGCGAAGCATCTCCTCCTGCACCGGCTGGCTCCAGTATTTCTTGCGCTCGATCGGATCCGAGCTGTTCATCAGTTTCATGAGCTCGGCCTTGCGGGCCTCGAGGCTCTGCCCCGTGGTCGCGACGTCCGAGGTGTAGAGTTCCGCTGTCGACCCGCCGATCTTGCGGGACAGGTCAGCCATCAACCGGATGAAGTTTTCGTTGTCGCCGAGCTTCGTCCCGTCGAGCATCGTCATCGACAGGAACTCTCCGGTCTGGGTGCCGAGGTGCTCCTGGAGCACGTTGCTCATCAGGTTTATGTTGGCCTTGTAGTCTCCACCCCACTCGGCGCGGAGTTTCTCCTCCGTCGTCGTGCGGGCCTGGAAGGCGGCGTCGGCCTGCTTCTGGGCGACGACGTCCTCATAGCCGAGGAACCAGGAGCTGATGGCCTTGACCATGTCCTTGGAGACATGCTTGCCGTGCATCTCCTTGGCGAAGTCCATCAGGATGTCGTATTCGCTGTCGGAAAGCTCCTTGCCTTCCGGGATCTCGAACTCATAGTCCTCAGGCTTCTCCGGGATGCCCTTGGCCTTGCGGTAGGCAGCGAGCTGCTCGTCGGTCGGGTTCTCGGGGAGGTCGGCGACCTCTTCCTTCGACGGCTTCTTGGCGATCGCGTCGCGGGCTTCCTTGAAAGCTTTCGCCATCGCGTCGGGCGAAGTGTACCGGGCGAGAAGGTTCTTCAGCTTCTCGTCGCCGCCGGAGAGCTTGTCGCGCCAGTCTTCCGGCCAGGCGGCAGGATCCCCGGCTTTTGCGGGTTCCGCCGCGGGGGCTGCATCCTTCGCCGGCGGGTCTTTGGCCCCGGTCTCTGCGATCGTCTTTGCGGGTTCGGCTGCGGCTGTCTCGGCCGCGGCGGGCTGCTCGCCAGCCGGTTCTTCGCGGATCTCTTCCGACATATGGTTCCTGTTGGTTGCCGGGCCGCCGGTGGGCGGGGTGTCGGCGGGTTAGGACCGGCGCTCGCCGGTCAGGACATCCAGCGGGGTCAGGATGAGCTTGCGGAGCTGGAGCCCCACGAAGCGCTTGCCCTCGCTGAAATCACTTTCCCTCGAGCCGCCGTGATCGTCGGCTCGGAAGGACATCTCGTCTGCGCAGGCGACCCGGAGGATCATCGCCTCGACTGCGCGCTTCTGTTGCTCGGCCGTTGCCTCCCCCGCGTGGAGCGCCTTCAGCGCGACGACGTCAGCCATGTTGACGACACCTGGCCCGACGGCCGGGGATGTGACGACCTCGATCGGGCGCCAGGGGCGCCAGGACTGCAATTTAGCCACCGATCACCTCGGAGGGTGCCGGCCCCTTAGCGGCCTCCTGGCCGGCGAGAGAGGCTTCGGCCATCTTCTTGGCGACGTCCGCTCCAGTGCCGAGCACCGCGGCGGCCTTCTGGGCCTGCTGCATCTGGGCCACCTGCTGCTGCTCCGCGGCCTTCGCCTCGTCGCTCTTGAACCACTGCGCCGGGGCGCCGGCGCCCTGGAGGGCGTCGCGCAGCATCTGGTTGACGTCGACCTCTGCCAGGCTCGCCGGCTGGATCTGTGCAGCTGCGGCGAGGATCTGGACGCTGTCGTTGTAGGCCATGACCTTCTTTTGGTTCATCGCCTCGCGGAGGGGGTTCGAGAAGCGGAAACGCACGTCCTTTCCTCTCAGCGGCTGGGGGATGGCGTCGGGCGGGCCGTAGGCGCCCAGGCGGATGCCACGAGCCATCACGGCGTCGAGGATCCCGGCGTTGTACTCGGGCTCGAGGGGCTCGAAGAGGGGCAGCGCGTTGCGCACATATTCCTCGACCAGGCGAGCCGTTTCATAGGCCGTCTTCTCACGAGCCTGGGGCAGATTGATCTTCGAGAGGTAGAAGGCGTCGGCGAGCATCTGGCGCTGCTTGTCGAGGAGATCGACGCCCAGGCCGACGTTGCGGCCGAGGTTCAGCGGGCGCAGGGCCTCGCCGAGGCGCTCGTCATACTCGCGGTCGATCCAGGTGATGCCGCCGGCGCCGAGGTCGACGTCGGACTTGATCACGTCGTGGGTCGCGACCAACGGCGGGTCGACGGTCTTTTCGGCCGCCTCGATCAGCGTCAGCATCATGCGCTGGATGAGGCGGGCGTTGGGCAGAGCGATGATCGTGGCGGGGCTGAAGGCGTACTGCGACGTCGACACCTTGCTCCACCGCGGCACGATGTAAGGCATGATCGGCTCGCCGATCTCCTTCAGGAGGTCGCCCTCTTCGGTGTACCATACCGAGAAGAACGGCATCCCGCCGAAGCTCTTCTTCGGGCCATAAGGCTCATAGAGCTCCGCGGCAACAGCGCAGTGCCGGATCTCAGTCTCGAAGAACGGATCCTTGTCGAGCTTCTCGCGGAGCTTCTTCGGCATCTTCTCGACGCCGAACTGCCGGGCCATGTTCACGAGGGTGATCTTCTGCTTGCGGTGCAGCGCGTTCACCTCGCCGATCTCGTCCTCGACCCAGGCACAGTCGCGGAGGTGCCAGGCGCGCATGTTTACGCCGTTGCGCTCGCGGTTGTCGACGACGGAGATCACGGCGTTGCCGAATGCGGCGAGGTCGTTGTCTGCCTCGGCTGTGGTGCGCCGGAGGTTTGTCTGCGGGTCGTACAGGATCCTCGCCGTCACCTTGTTGGTGTACTCGAGGTAGGCGCGCACGGAGCGATCCTGCTCGAGCTCCTCGTCGACGTGAGCCTCAAACCACTGCTGGTTCGACGGGCGGAGCATGGAGGCGAAGGCATTGGCCAGGTCGCGACGGACCATCTCCGGGTAGCTGTCGACCTGGTGCGAGGCGAACTCAGTGCCGAGCTCGATCGTGGTCGTGAAGTCGGCGCGCGCGGAGTAGAAGTTGCTCGCGATCTCCTGGCAGAGACTGTCGAAGGGGGCCTTCTTCTCGAAGAGGTTCTTGCCCCGCTTCATCAGTTCTTTTGCGTTGTCATCCATCCCGTCGTCATCCTGTCTGCTTCAGCTGGTCTGACGACCGGCGGAGTGAAACGTACCTGGCCTGCTGCAGCTGGGGCTGCGGGAGGTTTCTCGCGCCAAGCCTGCGGAACAAGACCGGGCCCTTGACCGGCTCGGTAGCCGGCGGGGGCGTCGGCTCACGGAGCAGTGACACGACGCGGCGCCGGATGTCGGGCGAGCTCTCGACGACGTCGAAGCGCTTCCTGTCGAGCGTCACCGCGCGTGCCGGCTGGGGAGCCGGAGCGTAACCGCCGCGGAGATCCTCGACCCGCTGCAGGGCCTGCTGCTTGTTCTGCAGGACGAGGGCGTTGAGCCTCTCCTCCTCGATCTGCCGGAGCACGGCCTCGTCGACGACAACCTCCCCGGCGTTGACCGGGGGTGGCAGCTTCGGTGCCTTCGGCTTCTTCTTGTTCTGTGTCTTCGCCCAGTAGGCGTAGGACGGGCCGGCGCGAACGATCCCGTACTCGGTGATGATCGCCGCGGTATCAGGCGCCTCGGTGGCCGCCAGGCTGGCTGTGGCACCAGGCGCCACGAAGATCGCGACAGTGTCGGCCGCTTCCGTCGCCGCCAGGGTCGCCAGGTGCCCGCGCAGCACGCTGATGGCTGCGACGTCCTGCGCCTCGGTCGCAGCCAGGGCAGCGTTGATCCCCGACGTCGCCGCGATCGCAACGGCGTCCTGAGCCTCGGTCGCTGCCAGCGCGGCCGTGTGCTCCGCCGTCAGGGCGAGCGACGCGGTGTCCTGTGTTTCCGTGGTGGCCAGGACAACGCTGTAGCCAGTGACGACGTCGACGGCAATCGCAGCGGTGTCGGCCGCCTCGGTCGCCGCGAGCGCTGCGGTATGTGTTGCGGTGAGCGCGATCGCAGCAGTGTCGGCTGCTTCCGTCGCAGCGAGCGCCGCCGTGTGCTCCGCCGTTAGGGCGAGCGAAGCGGTGTCGGCCGCCTCGGTCGCGGCCAGCGAAACTGACGCTCCAGCGCTTTGAGGACGGACAACAACCGTTGCCACCAGGAAGAAGCTGGTGCTCGCGCCAAACGTGCCTGGCAGTACATCCCAGGTGTCAGTCCTGGCGTTTCTCGTTGCGACTGTGTGGGCGCCGTTGGTCCCGGCGAACGACGAGTTCACTCTCGTTACGTTATCCGTGAACCCGTCCGGGTACACGACGCTGCGGGTAGTGTTCTGGAAACCGACGAACCACAGCCACAGGTCGCTGTCCAAACCCCAGCTTGGGGTTAGGCTGGGGGCATCGGGAGAGGTCGATGTCGTTCCGGTCGTAAACGCAATTTCCGGCGGGGTGGTGCCGTGCCAGTTCGTTACGCGGAATATCGAAAACTGCGATCTCTGAGAGGCGGACACAGTAAAGGTGGGCGATGTGCCCCCTTCTGTGCCGTCTGCGATCTTATAGTAGACAGCCTGGCCGGAGGCGTCCGCCAGCTCAACCCATCCGGTAGGCCCGGTCCACGTCGACGCACTGTTCTGGCCGGAGATAAACGCGAGGAGTAGATCGCCGGCGGCGACCGTCGCCGGCATCGGGACCGCACAGGTCGTCGTCGACGTGAAGGCATTTGAAGTCGTTACACTGGTTACGACGGGGCCGATAAATTCACCGAACAGGAAATCGGTGAATGCCGCCTCGACGGCGGCGTTAAAGTACGTCGCGTGGCTGGTTCCGCGCAGAAGGTACTGGCGGCCGCTATTGCGCGGCCTGAGCCAGCTCGACCTTAGTGGGAAGCCGCCGTCGCCCGAGATGGCCACGGACTACCCCTGCGTCTCGATATAGGTGCCGGCAAAATTGGTCGCCGTCGTAGTGCTCGGGAACCATACGAGCTGGAGGTTGGTGTTGTTGTACAGTCGCGGAAGGCCGGAAGTGAGGGCGTCGATCGAGTTCGCGATGTTCGACGCCGGCATCTCAAACTGAGCGAGCACGCGGAACAGTACCAGGTGATAGGCACCGCTGGCGCGCGTCGCTGTCTGGATGAAGCTCGTCGGGGCTCGCACGCCCGTGTCGCCAGCGGCCAGGGTGAAGATCTCGAAGGTGCCGACCGGAGGCGTCGTCACGGCAGTGAGCACTGCAGACTGCGACGCGGTGCCGGCCTGGTTCGTGTAGGTCAGCGTGCAAGTCGGAGTGCCGGCGCCGCCGGTGGACGACCACTCGAGCGCTGCCATGACGTCGGCGCCATTGGTCGTGCCGGCACGGTCGCGCGCGGGCAGCGTTGCGGGGGTGATCGCCTGGGCCGTGGTCAGCGTCGTCGAGAGGCCGGAGTTGTGCCACATGCGGTCAATGAGCCACATGGTGCCGGCAGTCGACGCAAGCATGGACAGGCGGGCCAGGTGAGCGTTGCCGGAGCCGGGGTCGACGCGCGTCAGTGCGCCAGCCTGCTGTGTGGTGATGGCGGCGCCGTTCACACCAGCAGCGTTGGCCGTCGCGGCGCCGGGGTTGCCGGCGGCGTACCACGGCGTATAGCCGCGCATGGCGCCGACGGCGGCCGTGGTGATGCCCGTCTTTACGATCGGCACCGGGAACTGCATACCCGCAATCGCGCCGTCGAGAGTTGTGATAGCCATCTCTTACTCCGCGGCCTCAAGCCAGTTTGCGTCGAACTCTCCGCCGTCGCCTTCCCACAAGCGGAAGACGCCAGTGTCGGGAGACACGTCGATGATCTCCCAGACGCCGGGGTAGAACTGATCGAAGGGCGCCTTCACCCTTACCCTGTCGCCGATCGCGAACATCGTCGTTACCCGTGAGTGATCGTGCCGCTCGTCACGGTGACCGTCTGGCCCGACGTGATCGAGGTCGAGGAGATCGTGATGTCGGTGCCGCTCGTGCCGACGGAGAGGCCGCCGACGATCACGGTGCCGGCGTTGTCGCGGAGCTCGGCCAGGGCAGCGGTGCCGGTGGCGGAGGCCGTCGCAGACAGCGGAGTGCCGGAGAGCGTGAGCACGGATCCCGACACGGTGCCGGGGGTCGCGTTCAGCGTGACCGTGGCCAGGACGCCGGTGGCGCCGGAGAGGGCCGAGGTGCCGATCACGAGGGACCCCGCGGTCGCGGAGCCCGTGGAGGCGGCTGCAGTCTTGGAAGCGATGAGATCCGCCACAAGCTGCATGCGGTTCGTCTTGAGCGTAGCGCTATATGTGACGGCCATGTTGTTATTTCCTCATTGCTAGTTCAATGCTGTCGAGTTTCGCCATGATGGCTCGGGTGGTTTCGCGGATCTCGCTCATCTCGCGCTCGTGAGCGTCCTTGATGCTCGCGGTATTCGCCTTCAGCACCGCAATGTCGGTCGCGTGCGTCTGGGTGCGCTGGTGGAGGTAGAGTACGAAGGCAGCGACCGGGGCGATGATCCACTGCATGACTTCATGGAAGATCTCGATCGCTGTCATGACCAACTACCCCAGCAAGGTGCGCGAGTAGCTGTTCGAGCCGGCGGTCAGGATCGTCGCGTCACGGCCGCGCGCGCTGCGCTTCCGCTTCGCTGTCTGCACCGGCTTGGTGTCGACATGGACGGCGCCCGATGTGGTTGGGGCCTTCGCAGCCTTCGGGCCGCCGGTCGGGATGCCGATGGCCTGCTTGACGGCCTTCTTGATTGTTCCGAGGATGCTCACGCCGGTCCTCCCAGCGTCTGCTTGGCGTAGTCGTTTCCGGTGCCGGGGGTCAGGATCGTGCTGTCACGACCCTTCCGCTTCGTGGCGTCGAGCATCGCCGCGCGCTTCGCCATCCTGGCCTTGATGTCCTCGGGGTCAGGCATGGCCACTTCCGGCGGGGGCTTCGGGATCGAGGGGGTCTTGAACAGCGTGCTCATCGTCTATCTCCTGAAGGCTTTCTTGATCTTCGAGTAACCGAGGGTGGCTTTCGCCTGGAACTCACGAACCCCCGGCGCAAGCTTCGACGAGCCGCTCTCGAGCGCCGTCACCCAGGCAAGCACGACCGCGTCGCCGCTGTCTGGTGACCTACCCAGTCTCTTCCGAATTTCGTCCTTGCCTTCGATCTGGATCCCGCGCGGCGTCAGCTTCCACGTCGGAGATGCGAGATCCGCCCTCAGCTGCGGGTCGGGTGGCAACGCCAACCCATTCCCATACGCCGGGTCCAATGCTTCGCGGAACTTCCACCAGGTCTCCGCCCTCTTGTTGACGAAGGCCAACTTCCCGTCCCTGGTCTTCGACGTCGAGCCGCTGGCTCCCGTCACGCCACGGACCTTCATGTTCTGGTGCTTCAGGTGGTCGTAGGCCGAGTTCCCCCAGCCGCCCCCCGTGTCGATGTTGATCTCCGCACCGTCCCTCAGATGCTGGATGATCAGGCCCGCGACCGCGGGGCCATCTTTTGTGTCGATGCCTTTGCGTCGTGTTAGCTGGTCGAACCAAACCCCATACCTCGGTGCAAGCACTGTACTGTCCGCGCCGCCCTGGGCGACGTCGACACCGATCGACGTCATTGCCTGCCCCTCGGGCTTGCCTTCCTTCCAGCGCTTCATCGCCTCGTCGATCCATGCGCTCGGCACGACCTGGAAGTCGGCGTCCTGCTGGGCCATGTCGAAGCGGCCCTCGCGCATCATGGTGCGCAGCGGCTCCGGCATGCTCTCGAGCACCGCCGCATATCCGCTGTCCATCAGCGCAGGATTGTCCTCGAGCTTCGCCGCGATGAACGTCCTCGATCGAGGCGTCACCATGCGCCCGTCGATCTCGACCGGGTCTGGACCAGGGAGCTCGACGTCCTCGCCCTTGATCGTCGTGAACCACCTCAGCTCGCCCGGCCGCGCCGGGTTCGGGTGCGTCGGGTCCAGCCAGGGAGCCCAGTAGTCAACCACCCACCGGCCCTCTGCCGTCGCGGGCGGGTTGCCGGTGACCACCACCCTGCATCGCTCTTTCGGATTGTCCGATCGGTTCCAGCCGATCAGGTACCTGTAGATCGAGGGCGTGAAGTGAGTGATCTCGTCGAAGCCGATGAAGCTATGCGCTCGGCCCTGGTATCGCTCCCGGTCCCACTCGTTCGGCACCGACCCGAACTCGAGCACCCGGTCCCGTCCGTGGCGCCAGACCTTCTCCGTCGCATTGTAGCCGTCTCGAGATCCCAGGAGCTTCTGGGCCTCGTCCTCGAGCCCCCGGATCTGCGAGTATTCACGGCGGAAGATGATGCTCTTCGCGTGACCCTGGATCGCGAGCCCCATCAGCAGTGCAGTCTTGCCACCGCCGGCGGCGCCTCCGTAGAAGAGCTCGTCGGCCTTGCTCAGATATGCGTCCGTCTGCGGCCCCGGCCAGGGTATGAACTTGAACTCGGCTGTGGCCTTGGCCAAGTCCTTGGCCATCTTCTTGACGTCCTTCGCGCCTCGGACGAGTTCCCTCGCCGGCGCGAGCCGATCGTTGCTCACTTCTCGAAGATCTTCCCGTAGCCGGCGGCCTTGATCATGTCGCGAGCGAAGCAGATCGGAACCGCCAGAGAGATCGCGGCACCTCGAACTCCGCCGGTCAGCGTGCCGATCATCTCGCCGTTGTCGTTGTAGACGGCTCCGCCACTGTTGCCGCCGATCACGCCGGCGGAGAACTGGAACAGCGGGATCTTCTTGCCGTTGCCGAAGTCGAGCTTGCGCTCCGGCGCGGAGATGATGCCGTCGGTGATCGAATTGTCGAACAGGATCCCAGGATTGCCGACGGCGTAGACCTTCTTGCCGCGGTCATACTTGAAGTCGCATCCTGCCATCGGCGCGACGCCGTCGGCCTTCCACTTCTTGTCGTCGACCTGGAGCAGAGCGGTGTCCGTCTCCTCGTCCTTGCCCACGATCGTGGCCAGGTGCTTCTCGGTCGAGACGACCGTGTAGTCCTGGTAATCCCACGTCGCGATGAACATGGGCTCCTTCTCCTGGACCTTGGTCGTCTTGATCTCCCCGGTCTTGGGGTCGACCTCCTGCCGCTCGACTTCCTTCAGGCTGTCTGCGATGCAGTGAAATGCCGTGAGCACCAGCCGCTCCGCGGCGTCGATCACAGTGCCGCTGCAGATGTCGCTGACGATCACGTTCGTCGCCTCGATCTGCTGGTTCATCTTGTCGATCGGCCAGTCGGCTCGCGCCGGCAGGATGAAGCACGCCAGGCACAGCACGGCAGCAGCGATCGAGCGCATGTGTTCTCCGGGGTTCAGTGATAGACGAAGTGCGGCACCATCATCGCCGCGAGGATCAGGGCCGTGGCCCCGAACACGAGGAGGTGGTCGAGGATGTGATCAGACATCTCATGCTTCCTCCTCAAATGCTTTTTCCTCCCAGGCCTGACAGACCCGGAGGCTGTGACAGATGAAGTCGAACTTGGTGCAATAGCCGCGGCCGCCGCCGTCCATGTCGAACTTGTCGTTCGGCACTGCCAGCATCTCTGCCTGGCGCCGGGGCGTATTGTCGTAGTATTCGCAGTTCGCGCAGAACCGGAGCCGGGCGGTTGCCTCGTCGACGTTCCACGCGGCCGAGATCTCCCGCCAGAAGGGCGCGTTCGCCTTCGGGTCGACGCTTGCCTTCTCCGGCCCGAGCATCCAGTCGCGCACGACCAGATCCCGGTTCTGTATGTTGGTCTTCTTGTTGATCGGGCCCTCGTCCTCTTCGGACATCGGCATGATGTCGGCGAGGCTGAAGGCGTTCGGCGTGCGGATCCGCGACAGCTTGACTGGGCGCTTGGGCATCGCGGTGTTCTCCGTGTTGATCGGCGGGCCGGTGGATCAGCGATCCTGGCGTTTGTCGCGCCCCGGCCGGGGTCCTCCGCCCTTGCGGGCCGCCTGTTTGTTTCTGACGGGGCAGGCGTCACTCTGCCGGGACGAGCTCCTGAACGCTTGTTCCGGTACGAAGCCGGGCGCCTGGCCTAAGACTGTGCCCTGGCACAGCCCCCATACGGTGAGCCACTCCAGGTTTCCGTCAGATGATCTGCCCGTGTATCTCGGCGTGATACATCTCCGCCGGTGTGGCTGGGCGTATGCTGCCGATCGCGAGGCCCTTGAGCCTCATCGCGAGCAAGTAGCTGTGATATGCGTCGACCCGCCAGTTGTAGTCGGGGTCGTGTGTAAAATAGTGCGCAACGTCGTGTGGGAGTGGCGGGTTAGTCATCCCACTCCCTGATGATCCGTTGCTTCAGGGCCTCGAGCCGTCCGATGAGGGCACACTCCTGGTAGCCTGCGCGGAACGTGCAGGTGCCGCCCTCTTCCGTGAGGCCGACGCCGGCGAGGCCTGTCAGCTCGCCGCTCTCTGCCATCCTCAGGATGTCCTTCGCGAGCTCGACCACATTCGGGTTGGGCTCGGGAGATTGGGAGATGGGATCGCCGGTGAGGCTGACGATGTTGGTCATCTGCACCTTGTGGTTGAATTTCAAATTTTTTATTTTTTCTGAAAAACGACCTGGCACATCACGCGGGGGGCCCCACGCAGAGGGGGGTGCCGGGGGGCCGAGCCGAGGCGCCGGGGGCCGAGCCGAGGCGCCGGTGGCCGACCGCTGGCCTTCAGCCAGCGGCCAGGAGCGCCCACCCAGCTGGCCAATGCCACATTTGACCTTGCCCTAACGAGGCAGCTGCACCGGGTGCGCAGCCTGTCACATTAGAGCTTGACCTGGCATTTCTCTGACAGTAACGTCTCGATAGTCACTAACGAGACAGGAGACCAGGATGCTGATCGGATATGCCAGAACCAGCACGACAGACCAGGAGGCAGGGCTCGAGGCCCAGCTCCGGGAGCTGCAGGATTACCAGTGCAGCGAGATCTTCAGCGAACAGATCAGCTCCAGGGCCGAGCGACCCCAGCTGACCGCCGCCCTGGCTTTCGCCCGCCGCGGTGATGTCTTCGTCGTCACCAAGCTGGACCGCCTGGCCCGCAGCGTCGCTGACCTGGTCGACATCACCAAGCTCCTCGAGCTCAAGGGTGTCACGCTGCGGATCCTGAACTTGAACCTGGACACCAGCACGCCGACCGGCAAGCTGATGCTCAACATGCTGGGCTCGATCGCCCAGTTCGAGCGCGAGCTGATGCTCGAGCGCCAGGCCGAAGGGATCGCGAAGGCCAAGGCCGAGGGCAAGTACCGCGGCCGGCCGCCGAGCGCCGATCGCGAGAAGATCCGCGAGCTCGTCGCCCTGGGGATCCCGAAGGCCAAGGTCGCGAAGCAGCTGAAGATCAGCCGCGAGACCGTCTACCGCGCCCTGGCCTAAACCAGGTCGTTCTCGTCCTCACCGGGCTCGGCATCATCGCCGGGCCCGTTGCCGTTCAGGGCCTGCAGGAACGCCACTCGCTTGGCCATCTCGGTCTCGTCGGTGCTGATATGAGCCTGGACCGCGACCATGCTCTTCTCGCCCCAGCGCTGCGGCGCCAGGCGAGCCGCCACCCAGCGCTTGTGGTCGACCTTGAGCTTGGCCGCGGCGACCTGGACACCGTTCTCGGCCCGCTGCGCCTGCTCGACGGTCTCGTCGGCTTCGTCGATCAGCACGTCGACGCTCGCTCGCTTCGCTTGGGAATAACGGTCAGCAAACTCCTGATCCCGGCTCAATGCCTGGTAGAAGGTTTCCTTGCTGATGCCAAGTTCTTGGCAAGCCTTCCAATTACTACGGCCGGCTTCGATCGCCTCGATCAAAAGATCCTTTGTATCCGGCGTCATTACAGTTGGCCGGCCCATAACGGCAGTGGCCATGCTATCCTCTTGAAATTGTTGGGGTGCGCAGAGCGCAAATCACCTGATCTTATCGCTATAGGCACACACCCACGTAACGGGGTTAGAACTATTTCAGGAGACCGTAGAATTTCGCGAGCAGCTGTAGCGCCAATGCCACAGTCGAGGTGGCTGATGCCGAGGCTGCGCGCTGGCCTTTGTAGCCCCAGAACTTGCGGCCGATCTGCTCCGGTGGAATGTCGTTGATGATGAACCAGTGCACCGCCTTGCGCACGCCCATCTCCTCGAGCTTCTCGTTCGCTTTCGCAAAGCGCTTGCTGTGGAAGACACGCCGCTCGGCCGCGTCGAGATCACCGGATCCGCCCAGGCCGGCGATATACTCCTGCCACTTCATCGTGACCGCCTTGCCCGACGCGAGGCCGATGTACCAGTCCGCGTAATACTTCTGGCCCGCCTGGTGCTGCTCCGCGGTCAATCGCCCATTGCGGTAGAGGTTCTCGAGCTGCGACCATATCCGCACAGCGCCGCTCTTCCTCACCACGCCGCCGGCCTGGGCCTCGGTGAGCTCGTCATAGCCACGGACGCGACGCATGCGCTCGGACGTCGGTCGTATGATCTCGTCGTCAGCCATCCAGCTTTCCTCCAATGCCTGCCCACCGTCCGTTCGCGAAGCCGCGGATCCTCAGCGTGTCGCCGTGGCTCACCGTCACCGGCTGCTCGAGGTCCATCAGATTGCCCTCGATGCGGATCCGCCCGATCGTGATGACGCGCCATTCGTCGATCACCGGCCAGGTCGCCTCGAAGGTGACGATGCCCTCCCGCGACGTGAGCTTGAACGACACCATGTCAGCGACACCAAGGCTGGTGCCGTCCGGTTCGAGCGCCTCGATGTTCCAGAGAGCATCGCTCACGCCACCCCCCTGCCCTCGATCTCGTGCCTCAGCTTGTCGGCCTCTGCCTTGAGCTCCACGACCATCGCCACGTTGCGAAGGTTGATGTCGGTCAGCATGTCCCGCGTTTCGCGGCAGCAGGCCAGGCACCGCTGCGCGTGTTCCTTCTCCCACTCGGCGTCGTCGACCTTCCACTTCGCCCAGACCAACCCGGCCGCCTGCGCTGCCATCCCGGCGAACATCACCCAGTCAAACACCGTCATCCTGCTCGACCCCCTCTTCCTCGACCGCGGGCTCGACCACCGGCGCCGCTGCTCGCCTCTCGGCCTCGATCTTCTTCTCCAGCGCCGATCGCCCTGGCGGAGGATCTCCCAGCAGCCTGCCGGTGAGATCCGACCTCTCGCCCATCGCCTTGCGCCGCTC